TAGTACTAATTGATTCAGAAAATGCATTAGACCAAACATGGCTGCAAGCCTTAGGAGTAGACACATCTGAAGATAAGCTATTAAAGCTTAATATGGCAATGATAGACGATGTAGCAAAAACTATTTCAGAATTTGTTAAGGGTTATAAATTGCTATCGGAAACTGATAGACCTAAGGTGTTGTTTGTCATTGACTCACTTGGTATGTTGCTTACTCCAACTGACGTAAATCAGTTTGATGCCGGCGAAATGAAGGGGGACATGGGAAGAAAGCCTAAGGCTTTAAAAGCACTTGTAACTAATTGTGTTAATATGTTCGGCGATCTTAATATAGGACTTGTGGCAACAAATCACACCTATCAATCCCAAAATATTTTTGATGTAGATGATGTAATTTCAGGCGGAAGTGGCCCGATATTTGCAGCGTCTATTGTTGTTGCAATTCAAAAATTGAAGCTTAAAGAAGATGAACTAGGTAATAAGGTATCAGATGTTCGTGGAATAAGAGCCAAATGCAAAGTAATGAAAACTCGTTATAATAAGCCATTCGAGGATATAGAATTAAGAATCCCATGGGATACTGGTATGGATCCTTATACAGGATTATTTGATTTATTTGAAAAGCGTGGATCACTTTCTAAAGAAGGTAACAGATTTGTGTATACAGATTTAGAAGGGAAGCCACATAAATATTTCCGTAAAGAATGGTTATCAAATACTGATAATGTCCTAGACTTGGTTATGTCAGAATGGGCACAAAAAGAAGGTGCGAGAAAAGCTGCACAAAATACAAAAGACGAAGATGAATAAAGAATATGGTAAGAGTTGCTGAAATAGTAGAAGCATATTCGGTAGGTAAGATGCCAGAAATAGATAAAGACTATTATCAAAATGAATACACTACACTTGTAAATTCTGCTATAAAAATAGTAGATTTGCGAGAAAACATGTCATTATATTGTTATAATAATACTAATTATATTCTAATAAGAGACGACGGAACAATAATAGGTAATATTATATTAACACCTAGAACTATAGCTGGAAAACAATATTTGCATGTCGATGGTATTTTTGTCGCGAAGCAATTTAGAAAAACTTCTGCGCTCTACTGGATATTATATGGAGTGAAAGAAGTTGTTACTGATCCAGTGATTGCAGATGGCGCCATATTTAAAGACGGTAACGATCTAATTGTTACATTGCAAAAACATAAGTATTTTAACGTGTCACAAATGAATGTAAATACCGGGGAAATTTCCCCATTACCAAACGAACCAATTCATGACCATGATCATTGCTATTTGTTTAAACCAAGTAAATTAGGATTTAGCAAGAAGTATTTTGGTGAAACTATGGCTGCAACCTGGTACGACTTTTTTGGTGATATTTTAAATGAGGAAACTAATAGATGAGTGAATTACCTTTACTTGATACCGATACCGGCATCATTGCAGCAGCACTTTATGTCTACTATTTAGAAGTAGTAGAACTACAGGGCAGTGATCAATTAGCAGATAGAGCTTATGGATTATATCTTAAGTATAGAGATATGGAGGAAACAATAGATGAGTGATTTATCAATAGTCAGCGGAATTTGGAAAGCATTGAAACATGATATCATTGCAGGCGATCTAGATGGTGCGGCTGAAACACTAGTTACATACTTAATAGATGAGGATTATTCTCCTAATGATATCAAACAAGCATTTCGTAGTGATACCGATATCAAGAAGGCATTGCGATATTTTCTAGAGTCTCCATCAGATGGATTATATCATGATGATGTTACTTCTTTGTCTAATGATTGGTACACTGATATTGAAGACTATGTAACTGAAGACGATATGTTGTCAGAAGACGATTAACCAAAATGTTTTGGTACAATAGAATTACTGATGATTTAAGTGTTCTTCCGGATTTCATCAGCTACTATGAAAATGAATTGACATGTGCTAAAAATGATGTTAAGATCGTCGGTAATGTTGAAAAAAATCTAGCTAATCTACCTGGGATAACTGAACAATATTTTTCACAACTTCAAGACATCGAGGCTGTTTTAAACTATTTGAATATTCAGTTGCGAAAAATACGTCGAAAGCATTTTCAAAAGTATCTGGAAGGTTATGCTAGAGCACTAACTTCAAGAGACGCAGAAAAGTATGTAGACGGTGAGCAGGAAGTGATTGATTTTGAGGTGCTTATAAACACTGTAGCATTGATTCGTAATCGCTATCTAGGAATAGTCAAAGGGTTAGAACAAAAGTCATTTTCAATAAGCAATATTGTTCGTCTAAGATCAGCCGGCCTCGAAAATATTTCAATTTAAGGAATTTCATGTCACACTACACAATATTTAATAATCCCTTCCCCTTCCACTTCCCCGTTAGCAGTGGCCCCGCTAGCGGTGGAGGCTGCGGTACATTTACACCTACGCCATATCCATATGGCCAAACATTATATCAAAATCCAGCGACACATTACTGTATCATATCAGATGATCTAGTAACACTTGGGTGTGTAATGTATAGATTGAAGGCGATATCGGATAATCAACAGTTTTTAGATATAAACACAGATTCAAATAAGATGATAGAATTGATCACTCCAGGAGATCGTGCTCTTGCTGAACAAATTAAATATCACTATCTAACAAAGATTAATTTTGCTATATTACGCGGAGAAGAACTATCACCGTTTAGGAGAGATTTGCATAGTTTGCTAACTCATGATTTTCTTGCAGAGCCAAAACAAATTAATGCCGTAACCGGCAAAATTTCAGAAAAATATCAGTATCCTATTGATCTACTAGGAATGGCATATAAGTTGCCGTATTTCTATTATTATGATTTAGGGTTACGAGAAATATTTCAAGGAGACTATGCAACATTAGCTGGCCCGTCACGGTATGACGGAATAAAGACACTCAATTTTCTGAAGAAGCTAGTTACTAATAAGAAGTCACTTACTATGGGTGTCGAATATTGGTTCTTAGATTTGGAAAATAATACTGATAGGGTCTGTTTAACTATTGATAAGAAAAATCCATTATTGAAGTTATTTGATAATTACGTAACAGCTGGTGATATTCAGGTTAATTCTAAATTCGTAAAACAAACTAGAGACAAGATGGAATTTTATCTTGCAAACTTCTGGGAACTAGTGTGATACCTGAACTTTCAGAACAAGAACGTAACTGGTATATCCTTAAGGGATATGAGATAGCTGAGTTCGATGATTATCGTGGATGGTTTTTAAACGGTAAACTTCATAGAGAAGATGGACCTGCTGTTGAGCGGCCTGACGCGGCTCGGTTTTGGTTTCTAAACGGCAAACAACACCGTGAAGATGGCTTACCTGCGATTGAATATGCAGACGGAACTCGGCAATGGTGGGTAAACGGTGAACTTCATAGAGAAAATGGCCCTGCTTATGAGAGTGCAGACGGATCTCGGTCATGGTGGCTAAACGGAGAGGAAGTTACTGAAGAAGAATTCAACAGTAGAACAAAGGAGATACAAAATGTCACTACCTGAATTATCAGAACAAGATCGCAATATGTATATCCTGACGGGATATGAAATAATCGAACATGAGTGCGGACTTCGGTCATGGTGGCTAAACGGCCTTTATCATAGAGAAGATGGCCCAGCTGTTGAGTTTGCAGACGGACATCGGGAATGGTATCTAAACGGCGAACTTCATAGGGCAGATGGCCCGGCTCTTGAATCTCCAGAGTCTGGATATCGAGCATGGTATTTAAACAATACAAAGATGACCGAAGAAGAATTCAACAGTAGAACAAAGGATTAATATTGTTTCAGAACGTAAGTAAAGAATGGGAGCATTTAGCTCAATACTATACACAAGATGCATTAAGTAAATACGCAAAAGGCAGTGAAGATCGTATCAGGACACTTTTTGCACAGATACAGCCTAGGAAAGTACCAATCTCCTCGCTGATGAATAATATGTCTGAAAAGACATATCTAGTATCAAGCCCTGATGGTTGGGTACGAGTAAAAGATTGCATAGAGAAGCAAAAATCAGAAATATATGATGTAGAATTTCTATCCGGCAAGAGAATTCGGGCTAGTTATGACCATTTGTTTCAGAAGCCTGACCAATCCTGGCATCCCGCATATAGTTTGTCTCCGGGTGACACTATCATATCAGAAAATGATAGCTATGAAGATACAATTACAGGAATAACACAATTACCAGAGCTAGATACCTTAGTTTATGATCTTAGTGTAAACCATCCCAATCATAGATACTATACAGATGGTATCTGTAGTCATAACAGCGGTAAAAGTTTGGTTATGATGAATATAGCACTCAATTGGTTAGAACAAGGATTGAGCGGAGTCTATATTACTCTAGAATTGTCAGAAGAATTAACATCATTGCGCACTGATGCAATGTTGACTAATACAAGCACCAAAGGTATTCGCAGAGACTTAGACACCACTGAACTCAAAGTGAAGATGGCTGGTAAGAAATACGGTCAATATCGTGTTAAGAATTTACCCGCGCAAAGTACAGTCAATGACATTCGTAGTTATATTAAAGAAGTACAAATTCAAACAGGCATTAAGATTGATTTTGTAATGGTTGATTACTTGGATTTGGTTATGCCCTCTACAGTAAAGGTTAACCCATCCGATGCATTCACAAAAGATAAGTATGTAAGTGAAGAACTGAGAAACCTAGCAAAAGAATTCAATATTTTGATGATTACAGCATCACAACTAAATCGTGGGGCAGTGGGTGAAATAGAATTTGACCATGCGGACATCGGGGGAGGAATTAGTAAAATTCAGTCAGCAGATTATGTATTTGGTATTTTTACATCCAGATCAATGAGGGAACGTGGAAAGTATCAATTACAGTGCATGAAGGCAAGAAGTTCAACAGGTGTCGGAATGAAGATCGATCTAGATTATGATGTAGAAACCATGAGAATTTCTGATACTTCAGAGGATGAAGAAGATAAGCAACAGCAATCTGCTTCAGATATCATGAATAAAATCAGAAACACAAGTAATATTGGCACTGATCCTTTAACGCCCAATGATTCACCCAAGATAACAGCAGATGTACAAAGTTCTAAATTGAAGAATATGCTGAACAATCTTAAAACTAACAATTCCTAACAAAATCAGTGCATTCTGTTCTTCGGAGATAAATACTATCAATAGGAAACTAATCATTGAAACCGAAGACCAGAAGCCTTTTAGAAGAATTACAGTCGTATGGCCAAGACCGTGACATAAGTCACATCATTGAGTCACGGGCTTCCAATATCATTACGAGTGCAATTAATCTTGTTGAATTAATGCAGAGAAATTACTCATCCGAAAAAGCTGAGCTACTTGAACGAAAATTGCTCAGTGCTATTCGCAGTAAAGATACAGCTAGATTTTCTAAATCATTGAGGAAGCAAGACAGTGCCGACCCCAGTACAGAAAAAGAGTAAAACTACTCTCACTAATGAGAGTTTTTTAGACCATGCGCTAGGGTATCAACATGCTGATGTCCTTCGTAATAAACTGAATAAGCATTTTGCTGGCGATCAAAATAAAAAAACTGAACAGCATTTTATTGCAAATTTTATTAAAGATGCAATGCCGGAATTGGCTAAGGCTGTAGCAAAGGCAGCAAGTACACAGCAAGCTCAATCACAATCGCCTGGACCGCAGCCGGAACAACCACAAACTACTAATACAAAGCGAGCGGTCGGCGCCCCTAATACGGATCCATATGAAGTTTTAAAGGGCCAGGTACGTAGATTACAGCCTCGCCTAAATGCTAAACCTCTTACTTCAAATATAATCGCAGAACTACAGAACGACATTCAAAAGTTAGCGAAAGGTGATAAGGAAAGCGGGGAATATGCAGCCAAGAAGATTTTGAAATTAGCCGCTGCAGGATATGATGTCAGCAAATTAACACCCAATTGGTTGGCCGGTAGCAAAGCTAATGAAAGATTCTTGACACAAAGTATCTATCGTGTTATTGATAAGATACTTAAGGAATGCAATATAACTTGGGCTAACTTAGGACTGAAAATTAGATTGACTGAAAGTGTCAGTGGCCGCGGCGTATTTCTTGCTACATGTAGTCCAGTACCAGTAAATTATTATACCAAACTCAATCGTTTGTTCGAAAGCATTGTCAATGAATTAGATGCTACACAACAACCAATACCTAATCCTATAATAGTTCAAGAAATGTCCAAGTGGTTTATAGAATATATGTCCGGTGTAGATATTTCTAATGAGAAAGCTAAATCTATAATTAAAGAAATAATCAATCAAGTTGCGCTAACTTATAACTCAAAGGATAAAGGCATTGCAGCATTGACATATCTAGGACGGGTCGCATATAAGTTGACTGTTGCTAGTCCACGCGCCAGTAGTTATAGTAGATCACAGCTAGCAGCGCCACAATATGCCGGCTCCGTAGATGCCGCAAGCGTCACTAGAGCAAAGCATACACTTGAGAGAATGACACCACAAGATAGACAAGCATTGTTTACTACTATGTCAAAAGAGGACCGGCAAAATATTATTGACGCAATCATGCGTGTCCAGACTATATAGGGTAAAAGATGGGCGAAATACGCGAACTAATAACAAAATTAGAAAACATCACAATTCTTCGTGAATCCAAAGGGCACTTAGATCATCCTGAAGATTTGGTTTTTCTTGAAGGGTCATCTGGCGCCAAACGAGCAATTGAAACAATTATATCTACTATAGAACATCCAACTAGTGTCACAATTAAGTTTGACGGGTACCCCAGTTTGATTTTTGGCAGAGGACACGATAACAAGTTTTCGATTATGGACAAACATATGTTCAATAAGAAAGATAGCTCTGGTCGTAAAGTTTATAGCCCCGCCGAATTTCTAGCATATGATAAAGCGCGCGGGGTTGACCGCGGAAATCTTTACACACTGATTTCAAATATCTGGCCTGGACTAGAGCGCGATGACCGCGCTAGCGCTGGTTATTATTGGGGAGACCTATTATTCAGCGCGGCGCTTAATGCTGACAACAACGGTACATTCACCTTCAAGGCAAATCCTAACGGTATAACTTATAAGGTTGATAGTGATAGTGATATCGGTAGGTTACTTGCTGGAAAAACTGCTGGTATGTCAGTACATCAATTTATACCTGCTGATGCAATGTCAACAGACGAAGCAATCTCATTGGATGGAGGTATTGGTAATCTTCAGAATGCATCAAATGTTGCAATTATACCTAGTAGAATGCCTATCACCCCAAAATTAAAAATGCCAGCCAGTATTAGAAATATTGCATTACGAGAACTCAATACGTATTCATCCGCGATAACATCTTTAATGGATAATGCTCCGCAGGCTAGAAATTCTTTTGGCCAACTATTTACAGTGTATATCAATAAGAAAATCGTATCCGGAAGTCTGTCAAATTTATTGAGAGATTTTTATGCATATGTAGAAGCTAGACAGATGTCCGATGGTATGAAGTCTAAGATTCTAGCGCATTTAAAGCAAAATAAAGAAGGTGTCCTTGGTGCCTTCAAGGTATGGATCGCTATTTACAATCTTAAAATGAACGTAGTCAATCAATTAGATAATGCTTCAAAGCATAGTCCAGTTAAGGGATTTTTAGACGACGGAACTGAGTCACATGAAGGGTTCGTATCAAATGGTATCAAGTATGTCAACCGTCCAGGGTTCGCCGCCCAAAATTTAGGAGGAAAAAAATTAACAGAAGCGTTGAAACATGATAAAAGCACTAATCAATATTTGGCATATTCTGGCGCCGCTGCTTCTTCGCCATATGCACCTGGCGGGCATAACGAAGAGGAGCACGAACACTTATCTAAACTGCATCAAATAGATAATGACAAGCATGCAGAGGCTGTTTATACCTATACTAAAGAACCTGTTGGCAGTATTCGAACTACGCCATGGTATAAAAGGATAAATTCAATATTAAGAGATGGTAAGCCTGAAGAGTTAACTGGGAAGGCAGCAAAGATTCACAATAACATAATGGATATGCATAAAACTAATACTCCATTAGAGAATGTTCATCATGTATATTCTCACCTAGGAGAATTTGATCCAAGAACTGTTATGTCAAATAAAGGAGTAGTTGATCATAAAGCTCATCTGAGTACAAGTATCTCTCTTAAGGATGTAGTTAGGGTTAATTATAATAGACTTACATCTACACCGGGTGGTCATGTGTTGCATATTGCACTACCAAAAGGATATACAGATGGCAGATATATTTCAAATCATTCTGATAGCCCTGGTGAGCATGAAATGTTATTGAAACCACAAAAATTCAAAATTCATAAATCTGAAGCTATTACAAATAAAGATACTGGCGTAACAACAACAGTGCATCATGCTAAACCGTATGGCAATCTAAAGGAAGACACGGATGTTAGCATTCCGTCTATTTTTGCGTCGATATATCACAAGTCAAAGAAGAGACCAACTGGTTACTCACCTGAAGAATTGAAACAGATTAACGAGAAATTACCCAAAACTTAGACATAAACCGAGTTTTTTTGGATCCGAGATAAATAGTTTTATGAAACAGTAAGTTTCAAATTTTAATAAGGATCCATAAATTATGGCTCAGTTTACAAAAATCAATGGTGACTTTCTTCCAGTTACCCACTTAGACGCTCCTTCGTATACCAACGCAGGTGCTAATGCACTTTCTTCTGGCAACGCCGTTCAAATGCAAGGCCCGAAGCTTGACTTCTTCACTATTACTGCATCTGGCTCTTCGAATTTCTCGGGCGCCCAAGTAAACGTAATGGTTCAAACAGTTCAGCAACTTTCTACAATTTATCTGTATGAATTTAGCACCGCTTCGCCTGACACTGTTTCTTTTGCTGTGTATCCAACCGGCTCTTGGGCAGTTGACAATACACTAGGTTCGGGCTCTAACGTTGTTGCAGCCATCAATACTGCACTAACCAATGCTTCACTAGCAAATACTACAACTGGTGCTGCTACAGCTACCTTTACTACAACCGCTTCTCAATCACTCTAATATAACGAGATAGAGAGCGTTAAACAAAACTATACCCGAGAGTTGAAAAGCTCTCGGGTTTTTTGTGTCTAGCCTAGCTAGGAGCTAAATAGAATATGTTCAGAATAGCCTGCTATACGTTGTTTGATATTACTCAGACCGGAGTCATGAACCGATCTAAACCTACCCAGGACGATATCGAAAACTGGGTAAGCAGACGAAATACACAATGCAATTTTGATACTATACTTCAAGTTATCTCACTTAGATCACAACCAGAAATAGCAAAGTTTCCGGTAAAAACCGAAATGAATGAAGAAGACTATAAGAAATTTGGATTTATATACAATAAACAAGATGGTCAGATAAGTTATTACTGGAAATTTGAAATAGAGATTCAGCATATGAGTGTTTTTGAAAACGAATTTGCACCTCTTGGTGCATTATATAATGACTGTGAGGGTGTACCGATGATCATATGTAATACACAAACTGAAAAAACATCTACTTTTTTGGACACCTCAGTTGAATTAAAGAACATTCATTTCGAGACGGTCTAAAATACCATGACAAATATTGTTGTTAAACTAGCTACATTCTTTGATGATGAGATAGGTAATTCTAATATTTCCGATCTTATCGTGACTAAGTACCAAACAGGTGAGTATAGTCTTTACGGTAAATATCTAATCAATACAAGCACCGCTGGCTGGCATAAAGTCACAGTAATAGCATACAAAACAGAGTATAAATTTACTTCATTAAAGAATGCAGTAGCTTGGTGTACATTATCAAGAGCCGGATTAGGTAATAGTGCAAAAAGACTGCATATGTTAGATTTAAAACTTAGTAGTCTACAAGTAGAAATGTCAATACATAGTAAATTATATCGTTCTGCTATTAATAAAAATAGTAAAGATATATTTGCAACTAAGATACAAGATGATATCTATAAGAAACAACAGGTAAACGCTGAAATTAAAGCATTCATTAATGAATCTATTAATATTCAGAACAAGTTATTCAAGGACGACGGCCGAGAATTTGCGCCGCGGCGATAAATACTTATACAAATACGGAAGAAACACATGAAGCTTAAAGACCTAGAAAAGAAGAATGTTCCAACTAAAGCATTGAAGGAATCCTTTGCGATTAATTTTAATGTTTCAAACCTAGATCGAGCCAAGACTCGTTCTATGCTTAATAAGATTTCTAAACTTATTAACGAAGCAAAACGTTCTCCGGACTTTCATAGAGCACAGTCTAAGCCAACTTATATGAAGTTGAAGTTTATGGAACAAGCTCTTACCCAACATCTTCCGGTTGCTAAGGCCCCTCGTATAGTTTTTGAAAACGAAGAAGTTGAAAAGTCTCAGGTTATCCTTGCTGCGCAAGACTTGATTGACACTATTCAGAAGTATTACGAAGATGTAAACGATATGTTAGTAAAGGAACTTCCGGCATTAGTTGATTCAATTGAATCTGAAATTGGAGTAAACGAAAGTATTCAATACAATCGCGATGCCTCTACATCATTGACTGCATTAAACAGTGCTCTATTAGAGACAAAGACTTCTCTTCAAAGTGCATTGGCTGGATTGACCGGTCAGGGCGGCGTCGAAGCCTTTGATTCTGATTCTAGCGACCTGGATACAGACTTAGATGCAGACTTAGGTGCAGAACTTGGTGATGAAGACGGTCTTGATTTAGATATTGATGATAGTGAAAATGATCTTTCGGATCTTTCAGACCTGGATACTGACGATGAAGATGAGATAACAGGCATTATTGGCCGCGCAAAGAGGTAATAATGTACCTCTTTGAATTTGACGAAGGCGCTGTACAACAAGTAAAATTAGTAGTCATTGTTGCACAATTAAAGCAAGCCAAAGAAGACGGTGACATACCGGACTCTATATCTGTAGATACGCTGCTGGATTATTTTCAGAAGTATGACATAATATTAGATGTCCATGATCTGTATAACATGATTAAGAATCCACCATTGAATAATGTTATCAGTAATATTAAAGGCGATCAGGTTATACTTAAAGGCGCCGACGATGACGCAGATGATGCAGAGAATATTGACGATCCAGAAGCTAACGATAAAAAGAAAACTGTATCAAATATGGCAAAGTCTGCTCTAAGTAATCTTCAGAATTCTTGACTTTGAGTTCTATTGCTGTTACAATACTTGAATGGCCATAATAACAAGATTTGATTATCAAACTCTATCAAGAAAAACTATTGAAGGTAAGCGTTTATACTTAACCCCAGCTGGGGACCATCTTCCCTCAGTTACTACTATTTTATCTGAGACAAAATCAGAAGAAGATAAACAGGTACTACAAAACTGGCGAAACAGAGTAGGACATAGTAAAGCGCAAGCGATTACAACAGAAGCCGCCGGGCGCGGCACAAGACTTCACAAATGGCTAGAGAATTATATTAAAGAGGGCGTACTAGGTGAACCGGGCAGCAATCCATACAGTGTTCAAAGTCATAAAATGGCACAGGCTATTATTGAAAATGGATTAGTTAATTGTGATGAATTCTGGGGGACAGAAGTAAGTTTATTCTTCCCTAAAATTTACGCAGGAACAACAGATTTATCTGGAATGCATGCAGGTAGTGATGCTATTCTCGACCACAAACAGACGAATCGTCCAAAAAAATTGGAGTGGGTTCAAGACTACCTAATTCAATTGGCAGCATATGCTACAGCACACAATGAAGTATATAATACTAAAATACGCAAAGGTGTAGTACTCATGTGTTCAGCAAATTTTGAATACCAGGAATTCATTATCGAAGGAAATGAATTCGATAGGTATACTGACCTTTGGTGGAAAAGAGTCGAAGACTATTACCTGAAAATGGTTTAATCTTTTCGGTTTGGGGATAAATACTCTATAAGATAGGTAATAATCTCCAGATGGCCATAGTTCAGATTTCCAAACTACTAAACCGTACCGGCAATTTAGTTGATTTGCCGCAATTATCAGAAGGTGAATTAGGTTGGGCAACTGATGCTAAACTTCTGTATGTCGGCAAAGCAACTCCTGCTGAGAACGTTCAAGTTCTAACTAGCTATTCGACAATAGCATTTGATCAAATCAACGGCGTTGTTGGTAACATCAATATTACTTCGGCAAATCTAGCAGCCGGAGAAGTATTAGCATACAATGGAAATTCTTGGGTTAATGCTGGTGGAAATGCCGGCGGATTAGTTACCTTAGGCACAGCAGGAAACGTTAAGATTACAGGCGGCGCCACTGGTTATGTACTAGGTACAGATGGTACCGGTAATCTAAGCTGGACACCTAAAGGTAGTCTTTATACTAATATTACCGCACTGAGTAACGCGACACCTATAGTTATGTCAGTACCGAATACAACTCCCTATTCAAATGACTTACAGGTTACTATTACAGGCGTTAATGGTAATGCAAATGCAAATGTTAATGGTAAAACTTTCTATGTTAGATTAGCTGTTGATTATCCAACATCTGGTAATGTAAGTCTTTATACTGCTGCCGGCGCCTCCGGCCCAGTCGTTGGTACTGGATTGACTTATACTAATTCCCCAAATGCCATTGGTACTGCTACATTAGGAAGTGGAGGTAGTAATGGTGGATCATTTGTTGCTGAAGCGGGCGGCGCCAATACTTCAATACAGTATAATAATAATGGTATCATTGCCGGTGACTCTAATCTAATTTATGATTTCGCTAATAGAGTATTATATCTTAATGGCAATGCCAATGTTAGTAACTTTAGTTCCAATGGAACGATCACAGCAAACCATATCACTTCTTCGGGAGTCAGCAATCTAGGTGCTATAGGGAATGTCATTATTACGGGTGGGACATCTGGCTATTACCTACAGACGAATGGCTCCGGTGGACTCAGTTGGTCTGCTGTCGCGGGCGGTACTGGAATAGCCAATGGTACGTCAAATATATCCATTCCGGCCGTTAACGGTAATGTCAATACCTCAGTTGGTGGTACTGCTAATGTATTGGTGATAACAACCACTGGCGCAAATATTGCTGGTACAGCAAATATCTCCGGTAATCTTATTGCTGGAAATATTATAGGGACTGTCGCCAACGGTAATAGTAACGTAAGCATTACTGCTAACGGAAATATCTGTCTCACTGCTATTAGCAATACAGTAATAACAATAACTGGTACCGGTGCAAATATTGCTGGTACAGCAAATATAACAGGTGTTGCGAATGTAGGTGGAAATCTTAATGTTTCTGGCAATATTGTCACAGCAACTCTTACAACTCCTACAATAACTGCATATCGTGAAACTACCATTGTTAATGCAAGTGTTTCTGGAACATATAATATTGATATGTCACTCGCAAATGAATTTGCATTGACACTTACGGGTAACACTACTTTTAGTTTCATAAATCCGGCATCTTCTGGCCTTACTTCTAGCTTTACGTTGTTCTTAGTACAAGGCGGAAGCGGATCATATACCGCTACATGGCCTGTTTCTGTGAAATTCCCTAATGGATCAACACCTACTCTTGCTACTACGGTCGGCAAAACTGATGTTCTTGCGTTCATCACATATAATGGCGGTACGAGCTATTTCGGGTCCTTGTCGCTCGGTAATTGTTAGTATCTTATATGCCCTTACCGGAACTCACTTCAGTACAACTTGTCAAGGCTATTCTTAAGGGATATGAAGTCAAGGTTAATCTTAACGGATCGCGGGAATGGTACCTAAACGGCAAACTTCATAGAGAAGATGGCCCTGCTGTTGAGGGGATAACCGGCTATAAGGCCTGGTACATAAATGATTACCTCCACAGAGAAGACGGACCTGCTGCTGAATATATAGACGGATCTCGGGCATGGTATCTAAACGGCAAACTTCATAGGGAAGATGGTCCTGCTGTTGAACGGGCAGACGGAACTAAGGAATGGTACCTAAACGGAGAGGAAGTTACTGAAGAAGAATTCAATCGTCGATTAAAATAGAAACAAGGTTTTTTATGCGTAGTACTAAATACTGCATAGGAGTTTTTAAATATGGCCACATACGGATATACGGCAAACAGTGCAACGCCTGCTGCTTCGGCTAACATTCAGACAGACAAAATAAGAATTGTTACATCGACCGCGCCGATTCAATTTACAACTAGTTATCCTAATGTTGCAGGCAATGGCACAGTAACTTGTGCCACATCCTCACCTAACGTATCAGGATCCGGCACTGCATTTACAAGTCAGTTAGCAGTTGGATATTGGATAGGTAACGCAACAGGAACTACTGTAGGTGTTGTACAGTCAATTACTAATAGCGGCAACTTAGTACTAACTGCTAATGCAAATGTTGTAATAGCAGGTGCAGCATACACGATTAGTCCGTACGGTGTTCCTTATACAGTAGCAAATGCAAATAGCCAATTGGTTCCTTCTAATACAGTACTAAACAGTGTTATTGTTGGACAAGGAAATGTTGTTTCTTACCTGTCAGCAGCAAATGCAAATACACTTTTCACTATAACCGAACTTGGCATGCCGCATGCACCAACTGGTACTTCTGGTTACCCTAACGGGCAGTGATTAAATCACTAGGTACTAATTTTCTACATATGGCATAAATAGAGTTGTTCATTTATGTGAATATCGAATGACTCGGTTTTCACAAAATGTTTTTACGCATCTCTACCCATAGCGTAGGCCCTAGAACGGCACATAAGGAGAAAATAATGGGACGTCCAATAAAAATTGCTAAAGCGCAAGCAGTGTTGACTATTACAGGAACGACTGCAACTACTAATATCGTAACAGTTTCACAAAATTTATCTGCACCGCCAACTGGGGTCGGCGTTATTGCCGGTATGCCATTTGTAGTCGCTACTAACGTAGGTGGACTAGTTGCTGCAACTGATTATTGGGTTCTTACTGTACTTTCTTCTTCAACTTTCACGGTATCAGCTACCGCACCTAGCGCAAACCCTACATCTACTCCGGTTACTTTAACTACTACTACCGGCCAGACAATAGCGGCGACTGTTGCTAGTACTAACAATTACTTTAACAATCCTACTAGCGGAAACGCAGCGGGCTGGCCTGCTAACAACTCAAATACATACTCCGTAGTAGGTGGAAACACTTCAATATACGGAAACCAAGTTCTCGCTAACGTAGCGATTGGACAAACAGGCGTAGGTACTCTCTATTCAGCAGGAACTGCAAATACTAGTGCAGTGCTTTATGGTCAAGGATCAAACTTAGCTAACCAACTTAGCACTGGTTCTGCAATTTCAATAGGTATTGCAAATATTAATGGGTTACAAACCGATTATACTAGTGTTGGTTTTGCATCTTCTAGTTTTGGGCAAACGAAGGTTGTAGTAGCAAATACTAATGCAACCGGTAATGTTATCGGAACCTCAGGTAATGCACAAACTCTAGGAAATAATCAACCGGTCATATTTGATACCACATTTGCTGGTATAACTGCAAACACTACATATTTTGTTAAGACTATTGCTAATGCTTCTGCACTTACTATATCCACTACACAGGGCGGCCCACCTCTAGCACTAACTACAACAACAACTGCTGCTAATGCAATTCAAGATACAGTAACTCTTACGTCTAATGCATTATCGGTATTCAACAATTCTCCGTTCATCTTCTCTACTGCTGAAGCAGGCTTTATAGTTCGTCAAAAAGGCAAGTCTAAGTATCTGGTGCACGGAGCGACTTCTAATCTTACAGCACAAGTATATACTGCTAACGTAGCAAATGCTGCACTTACTCCAAATACCTTTAATATTCAAGCAACATATGCAAATGCAGGAACTGCTTATATTAGTACTCTAAGTGATCATAATGCTAAAGTATTTTCATATGTTACAGCTGGATCGTTTGTAACAGGTGCAGAATATAAAATTAGGTCAGTTGGTACAACTGACTTTACTCTAATCGGTGCAAGTTCAAATACTCCGGGAGTACAATTTTTTGCGACTGGAGCAGGTACAGGCACAGGTACTGCCACTTACCTACAAGGGGAAACTGTTACCGCTGGCTCATTTGTAGTTGGTCAGACTTATACTATTCTTACACTAGGTACGACTAGTTGGACAGCCATTGGTGCAACAGCTAATACAGTTGGTGTTACATTCACTGCTACAGGCGTTGGCACCGGCACAGGTACTGCTTCTCTAGTTAATTACCCACTTGTTATTGCGTCCTTCAATGCAGCAACTGGTCCAAATGTTTCAAATGCACAACCTGCTCCTATCGTTACTATCAATAATTCTTAAAGATAAGAGCACAACAAAATGCCAGATTCTAATCTTTTATTAATGACTTGGAAGGAATAGATATATGCCAGTATCAGTCACCTCCGCCGCAGAACAACTAAAACAAAATAGCACTGAATTAGCAGTCCTGCAGGTACACTTTCAGAATATTGATGAAAAAGTCGATGATCTAAAGCAAGACCTTAGGGATTTACGAGAATTAATTAATAATCAATTAAATGATACGCAAGATTTAGTCAAGAGTGCTCAAATAGAAAATACTACAGCTATCAAAGCTCTAACTGTTACCGTAGCTAGTTTAGAAAAATGGAAGTGGATGCTCATGGGCGCCGCCCTCCTTTCTGGATTCACTACTGGTATGGGTCCAACTATTTTAAAATTGATAGGAATTCATTAGATACAATGATCTAGTGATCTTAGTTTTTCAGTCACTATATCTATATTAACAGTTGAGAATAATCCAGGATGTAGTGGTTTAGGATATTGATTATCTCCTACCCATGCATATCCAACGTGTTCATTATTTAGTTTAGGTATAAATTCCTCAGAAACCTCACAAAAAAATGTGTGATAAGTGAATGAATTGTTTACGAATTTTTGTATTGGAATTAATTTCCAATCAGTACTGAATATACCTAATTCTTCAATACATTCTCTTTGAATCCCAGAATGTAATGTTTCGTTTTTATTTATTTTCCCACCCGGAATACTCCATGACGGAGTTTTATCTGCACGTAGTAGATACAAATATCTTTTTGAAGTTGAGCTAAAGAAAAATACACCAGCCGCAGTAAGAGAGATCATTATCTATTTATCAGATGGTTCTCTTGCGTAATTAAACCACAACACTCCAATCACCGGCTTGTACAAATCCATCGATAGATTTTACCCAAGTAGCTTCGGTGTTGTCATACAGATATTGAAGATTTGTTGTTAAGTTTGTTACGTATTGAACAGTAGTTGCTGTTTTACTATTAAATGCAACAAACCACTCTCCGGAGGTTGCATTAAATTGTATAATATCATTTGCATTTGCAACTAAATTTCCCCACGCAATTGTACTGCTTCCAGGTGATCCTATATTATTTAAAATAAGATATCGTATACCTGGAGTAGGACCTGGCAATCCTGCATTTGGACCTGCATGTTGAGGATCGATAACACTTGCTACTGGATCCATTGTGTTTTGCGGCATAGTAGCAGAATCGATATCATAGATTAAGAATCTATCATCATCAGGATTAGGCGTAATCGTTCCTACAATACACGTATCCATATATGGATTATCTATCCATATTTGAGAAATGCCAGGTATAATAGCTCCGTATGAATTAAGAATACTAGACCAATATAGATCAGTATTGGGACTATCAGGCTCAACGACTGATGAATTTGGAGGATAGGTTGATGCATCTGATGGAAGCAATTGAAGTTGCCCGTCTATTAATAATAGTTTATATCCGTACGGTGTTATTTTTTGTCTAGTACCCATCAATAAATCATCATCTTGAATATCATTGTATGTTGATCCTTGATGAATAGACATAATGATTTTCTGAATGACGCCCATTTTTTTCAATTTAGCAGGTGCAGTTATCCAGATTGGCATATAGAACTTCCAAGTTAGCACATTAATTGGATTAGTAGTACCTACTGGTATGCTTTTAGTATTATAATTAATTCCGTCTTGAAAAACAGATGACAAAGAAGTCCAGTCTACAAAGTTATCGGTACTTTGTATTTCTAGTGCCGGATTAAATAATACTCCAAGTTGTTCAAACAATTCTTGTGTTTGTTGCGCATTAGTAGTCCAGATTTCTACAGTCATTCGCAAAGTATACGGTACAGGCATTAATCGTTCAACAGTGAATGCTTGTCCTTGCGTAGTCTCATAACTTTGAGTATCCTGATCGTAAGCTCTCTGTCGTACATGTAATTTGTCAACAAAAGTGGGGTCAGTTGTCCAACTCTGATTATATTCTAAACCGGAAATGTAATACACAATCATAGGAGCACTAGGTAAATTATTCGCACTATTGTTGGCTATGATTGTTGCGGCTTGTCTGCTACTATCACCATATATAATCGGTACTCTTTTGATTATTGGATTACCATTAGGATCATTGCCCGCAGAGACCGACCAGTCCGAAAAGATACGGCTAAATTGTAGTAAAAACCTACGTATTTGGGCGCCATATTGAAAAGTTGCCATGTTATTCCTGTATTAATATTTAGTATCTGATGGAGGTAACGGATCCGGTGCAATTCTTAGAATTGTATTCAATTGTTGTGATTCTGGGATCAACTGACCTTCATTGTTAGAGTAAATCTGATTAGGATCATTGATGAACGAATTGAGCAATGACTGATTATTCGCATCAGCAAAACCGAGTTGTGTTCTAACGTTTTCCGAAATTCTTATCCAACAATTTCCATCCCAGCGATACAATATCTGCGGTAAATAATCTATACGCAGGAAATAGTCACCTAGATTTGGAGATTGCGGAAATGAAATGCCTGATCCAGTTGGAAAGCCGTTCGGTGCATTACCATCACCGGTAAGATAACCAGATGTATAACCAAAAGAACGTGGAGTAGCTCTAGCAATATACTGATATCCAGGAATACAATCTGCTCTAAAATCCATATTGATTGTGACATTGCCTGTGAAACCAGGAGCAGTAGGATCGGCGTCTGCGGTTGCATATGTATTATCAGCAGTACCGTATGGACCAATTGCTGGTCCGCCACTAGTTAAAGCCTCGACTGATAGCATCTTTCTGTTTTCGACTGACCCAGAGCCTGTTGACGATTTAATCGGTGGTTGCTCGATTACTTGTAATTGAGTAGGTACAAAAGACTTTATTGACCCACCATCAGCGGTCATATTCCAGATACTTTGCAGTGCTTGCTTTGATATTTTTATTCCGAATGCTTCTGATTTATAATTTGGATCCTTAATCATCATTACTGTGCCTAGGATAGGTTGTCCTGATGTGTTGGCTTCATTTATTACTATGTTAATGGGTGGGGCTGGCTGATCATATTCAGTGGATAATGTTCCGTCAGCGTTATAAAGACCATACGTTGGTGCAACATATAGATTGCTATTATCATAGCCAGATTTTGGAACTTGTGCTGCCGCTTCAACAAGATTTGCATTGTTGATTGCGATATTAGTATTGTATGTAGACATGATATCAGCTAAACTATTTCCGGTGCTTACAGACCAATAAGTTGCATTTGGCGGTGTTGTACCAATCGGCACGTCTGCGATTGATTGATATGTGACACCAGCATAATTTACGGTATATCCAGGTGGATATGCAGTAGTAGGATTAAAGTCACCTAAATAATTATCTTGGTTAATCGGTGTATTAAGAATATCAGCAAACTCCTCTGAATTGATGAGTGGTTCGCATTTGATACGCCAAAGATGCGGAAACCAAGTTGGGCTGAACCCCTCGCTTGCAAAATTTGCATCAGTAATTTGCATGAATCGCTTTAAAGCAACAGGGATAGTTTCGTTGAGTGGATTGTAATCTATCAAATGTGGAAGTTCTAATACATCTCCTACCATAAGCTTTCGACCGACAATATCGATCATCTGATTATAAGCAACCACGATCTGAATCATGTCGCCACTTAGAAATAACCCAAATTGACTTAAGTCCATATCATTGTTTTGAACGTTATAATGTCCACGCAGCCTATAGATATTTGGTTCATAGGACCTATCTCTGTTTTCCAAAAATAGTAAATCTTGAATCTGAGTAGGGTTTGGCTCTAGATATTGCGGTTGGGTAGCATCACTAGACGGGCCCTGATTAGTCACGCCGGCGTACTTGTGAATATAGAGATCGGTTCCCCCGATCCCCAAAACCTCAGTTATTGTTCGGTCAAAGAATTTGTAATCATTGCTTTTAGTAGGATGATATAAACTGAGTTTAGGTATGTGACTTCTCCTGTGGTCGTATCATATCTATTTATCGTTGGATAGCAGTTGACATCCATTACCCATTTTGCTAATATCTAGATATTGAAAATTAGGAGGTATGGCGTGTCACTGCCTGAACTTTCAGAACAAGATCGTAACTGGTATATCCTTAAGGGGTATGAAATAACTGAAATAAAGTATTGGCGTGTTTGGCTACTAAACGGTGTAATTCACAGAGAAGATGGCCCCGCAATCGAATATATTGACGGAAGACATGAATGGTGGTTAAACGGCGAAAAGATGTCTGAAGAAGAACACCGAAAAGCCGTCATTGAAATAAAGGTACGATCTGAACTTTCAGATAATTCACCTTAATTTTTACTATGGGCGGCGATGCCGTATAAATAGATGCATATAGAAGGAAATTTTAAAATGAGCGTAAGTAAGGATATTTCTACATTTCTAGGTGGTGCAAAGACAGATGCAGTAGCAGAAGAAAAGAAGGTTGTTCAGTTGTTTGATAATCTAGGGCACACAATTGTAAATGATTCTACGACATTGTATAATAATGCTAGAGCGGCTGCTCTAGCTACTAATACTGAAGTCAGCAAGCTTAAAGCACTGCTTCAGGCTGCACTGGTAAAGTCTTCTGATGCACACCAACAAGCTATTTTACTTGGCAATCGTTTGTTGGCTGAAGCCGAAGAAGAAATTGCTAAGGTTAAGCAACAGATTTCATCACATATTGCTGATGAAGCCACGCAAACAGCGCAAATTGTGAAAAAGTAGGTTGACATCTCTGTCAATTTTGCTACAGTGTATTTTGGTTCGCAAGGCCTAGAGTCGGAATATAAGCGAGACCATGGCCAAAGCGTGAAGTATTCCGGCCATGGATTGTGATAGTATATATCACGCTCACGGGAAAGGAATGTGCCAAAAACTTTGTAAGATAAATATGATTTCACCACATTATGTGGAACAAGAAAAAGGAAAACATAATATGGCTCTATATCATAAGCATCTGATCGTCCGGGCAGAGGTCAATAAACCTTTCGTTGACCCTAATTATGTAGCCAAAGTTTGGATGCCGGAGCTTATTGAGCGCATAGGAATGAAAATTCTTATGGGACCATATGCCGTATACAGTGATATGCCAGGCAATCGAGGACTAACTGCTGTAGCGATAATCGAGACATCGCATTGCGTAATTCATTGCTGGGATGAACAACAACCTGCTATGATTCAGCTTGATTTATACACATGTGGTCCTTTAGATCCATATGATGTTGTAGAGTCTATACAACTAATGGATCCTGTAACTATAGACATGAAATATCTAGATCGCGAACACGATCTTATTGAATTGCCAATTCCTGGGTTGACAATTCCTAGATATTAGAGATTATAGTATGGCTATACCTAAACTTTCAGACCAATATCGTAACTGGTATATCCTTAAGGGGTATGAAATACATGAGTACCCGGAAATGCGCTTCTGGTATCTAAACGGCAAGCGTCATAGAGAAGACGGCCCTGCTGTTGAATTTGCAAGCGGGGCCAAGTTCTGGTATAAAAACAACAAATATCATCGTGAAGGCGGCCCTGCTGTTGAGCACTCAAACGGTGACCGGGAATGGTATCTAAACGGCGAATGGATGACCGAAGAAGAACATCAAAAAGCAGTTAAAGAGATAATGAAAAATGCTACCTGAATTATCCGACAGAGATCGTAACTGGTATATCCTCAGGGGATATGAAATATTCGAGTTTTATAATGATTATCGTTTCTGGTATCTAAACGGTAAACTTCATAGAGAAGATGGCCCTGCTGTTGAACGGGCAGACGGAGATCGGGCATGGTATCTGAACGGCAGACTAGAAAAAATTACATCCAATGAATCTCAATAATTTAGGTGCCGGCCGGAAGTTCCTTAAGGAACTTTTAGAACAGCATAAGATAAAACTGTTAGGGACTACACCCTCTCAGATAAAGCACACAAAACGTCCTGAACAAAAAAACAATAGGTAGGTTGACATCTTCCACCCATTTTGCTATATTTGAACATGAGATGTAACTTCTCATATGGAGAATGAAAAATGGCCCGTGGCGAAATGCTCAATAAAATGCTTGTCATTGCTACTAATGCACATGCAGGGCAATATGATCGCGGCGGCGCCCCTTATATTCTTCACCCCCTAACGGTAATGAACTACCTCAAAACGGATGATGAAGAATTGCAATGTATCGCAGTTGGGCATGACGTAATCGAGGACACTAACGTAACTTATCAGGACTTGAAAGAGGCGGGCATTAGTGCTCGTGTACGGGCTGGCATTCAAGCCCTAACGAAGGTTCCCGGTGAAACATATGAAGAATATAAAGAGAAAGTGTTCGCTAATCACGACGCAATGAAGGTTAAACGTTGTGACCTCCGTCATAATACAGATGTCAGGCGGTTAAAGGGTGTTACATCTAAAGACCTAGATCGTATGGCTAAGTATCATCGCTTCTATTTGGAAATTGAACAACGTTTGTCAGAAATAAAGGAAATCTGAAAATGCAACGCTATACCAATGCTCCATATGGGGCGATCAGTGGGCTTCACAACATTCAACGCCTGATGGAAAAGTAAAATGAAAGGTAACAGAGAAAGCCCATTTCAAGTTTGGGCGATTTGGCAAGACAACAAGGGTTTTTTTGTTTCCGGTCATGATACTAAGGAAGAAGCTGATGCAGCCTTAGCTGAAGCTATCGAAGAAGACGTTGGTATGTTTGACAACGAAGAATTAGGATTCGGTGAATTTGCGATTGTTAAGGTCATGAAAAGTAAGGTCAAAGCATGAACGAAGAATTCCAAAGATTTACCAACAAGCTTATTTGAAAGGGAAAAATATGTGGTATACAGGCTCATTACTACTTCCATTGAGATTGGAAGATTGTGTTGTTTATTTTGATTTAGATGGGGTGATGGCAGACTATGACGCCGGCATTCGTGCTAAAGGGTTCAACATTGACCCTTCAGTCAAGAACGATTTGAATCGTTCAGGGACAGATAATCCGCTGAAGCGGGAAATGTACGAAGCTATCAAAGGGACGAATTTTTACGGCAACATTCCAATTATGCCCGGCGCCAAACTATTGTGGGACTATGTGCGTGAACGTACTGATCCCATTGTTCTTACTGCTGCTCCTAAGTTTGGAGCAACTGAAGATGACTATTACCTCAATCCTTATTGGTGTGGGGCAGCGTATTTCAAGCGACGTTGGGTTAACAAGAATTTGTTTGACCCTAGTATTCCGCCTATTGCAGATGAAAATTTTATCTGTACTACTTCCAAAAGGAAGCATGAGTTTATGCACCGCCGACATTCTGATCATCAGATTCTTATCGATGATAGAATTGATAACTGTAAAAATTGGGTTGAAGCTGGTGGTATTGCTATTCTGCATGAAAGCGCAGACAAGACATTGAAGCTATTGAAAGAACTGGAACATGAACAAACAAATTGAAATCCTTGTTGCTGATGAAGACATCGTTAATAAGTCTCTCCGCAAGGTAAACGTGGTTTACAAAACTGATAGGGTACAAGCTGTCGGGTTTGATGGTAATAAGCCAGAGGGAGAACGAGTCGAGGTTTATTGTGGGCGTGGTGGTAGGACCATTACCGTTCGCCCAGTAGTGTACAAGGGCCGGTGTAGGTATATCGCAGTAGGTAGCGGCGGCCTGACACCAGGAAAACAAGAAATTACTAAGAATGTCAAGCTGTATAAGTCTTTAAAGAAGGCAGTTAAGGCTGCAAAGAGACGCATCATGAAAGGCTACTGAACATGAGAATTCAATATTTGCTTAGGAAATTTCTACCATTTTACGGCAAGGTTGTTGTTTGGTTTAGGCTAAAAGAAGCTATTTTTCGTGCGGAAAACCTCTCTCATTTTGGACCTAGGCCCAAAAAACCTGGACTTGCTCAAGACTTTTGGGATATAGACGAGGCAGACTTTCGGAGCGCACGAAAAGAAGTTAGAATGTGGACTACTATATTATCTAAAAGGGAGAGGTAAAATGAAAATTGATACAATGAGACAAGAACTTGTCTCTCTCGGAATTAGATCAGAAGACCTTCTCAGAGTTACTCCTAACTCTGTCGTTGCTATTTTGTACCTACAAGCAGTCGTTGACCCCAGCCTCAATTACGATCAGGCAAAGAAAGTTGTTGACGTTTTTCTGGATAAGGATTATTATCGCATGATGATAGCAGAAAAAATTCTAGAAGAAAGTAAAGAAACGGTATAATAATGCTTTTCTTTTCCTACGAATAGTGTATATTGAATTTACGGATTAACACTAGGAGATGGATATGAACCAGCATTTGTTTCGTTATCGTGGGCGTCTAGTGAAGGCATATCGGGTTTCTCCGATGCGGTATACTGGGTCTTGGATTGAAATCGAAGATTACTTTACTGGTGAAGTCAAGAAGCTATCTACTATGGCTGATCTAGAAGTCGTGAGCGAATTGTAGGAGAATGTCATGAAATATATTTGTATTGCAACCCGTCACTATATGGTCTCTAATGATAATGGTGCCGATTACCCTAATTATGAAGATCATATTATGACCGGAGACAGCATAGAGGAGATCATAAACCAAGCCTCTGAGCTAAAATTTGATAACGATATTTGGCGCCTAGATCATGATATCGTTGCACATCATGAATCTACTTTTGAGTTTACTCCGATATATCAAATAACCGCAGAGGCTGGTGATATTACGGAAAGTGTTTTGGAAGACACTGAGCATGGACGCCTCTATAGAGAGGCTATTGAAAATAATGCGAAGAGGAAGGTTGAGCGGGAGGAAAGGCTTCGGCTTAGACGTGAAACTGATGAACGGGCTCTTTTCGACCGATTATCCAAGAAATTTGGAAGTGCGGTGGACAGCGCGTCATAATGATAGGATTTGCAATCTTTGGAATGCTTTTTCTAGCATTTGTCTGGTTCCTGTATATCACTGATCCTGATACGAAGTGAAAGCAAACTTCTAATACCCAAAACGATTGATCTACTAGGACTTATAGCACATACTGTAAAGATATTAAATGAAGGAGCATATATGGATATAAGGAAAGAACTCTATCAGGCCCTTTATGGGTTTGCAAAAGGCGCAGCTATTGGGATCGGACTAGTTATCTGGTTTCGTGCTATTGTGCCCTGGCTAATTAATATGCATCAAGATACTTATCTTGGTATTGCTATAGTTGGATCATTCATATGTATTTTTGGATTTCTGGCTGTAGTCATAGAATTTGTATCCGGATTTTTCAATACTAAGACTAAGACTACGCCGCTGACTACGAAGACAGATACAGAAACAAAGGAGAACTAACTATATGATACATTCTAAGAATTTCAAGGCTATTTTGATTATCGGTACTGCTGCTATTGCACTAGCTGCATGCGGGCGAGTACAACCTGGTTATGTTGGGATTAAAGTCAACCAATACGGAACAGGATCGGGTGTACAAGATACACCACTAAGTGTTGGTACTTATTTCACACCGATCGGTACGACTATTATTGAATACCCGGTCTATACCCAGCAGTATATCTATACCGCTTCAGCTAACGAGGGCGCGGCTTCTAACGAAGAATTTACGTTCAATGATAAGCAAGGACTAAACATGAGTGCTGACATTGCAGTCAGTTATTCAGTTGATCCTGCTAGAGCGCCGGTTCTCTATCAGAAGTTTAGAACTACCTCAGAAGGTCTTGTTGCGAATCAAATTCGTAACGAAATCCGTAATGATCTGAATGACACTGCATCTGATTATGCAGTTGATGACATTTTCGGAGACAAGAAGAAGGAACTTCTTGATAAGGTACAGGACGAAGTTGCTGCTCACTTCAAGCCGTATGGTCTAAATATTGAACGATTGACCTGGGCAAACACTATTCGTATGCCACAATCGGTTCATGACCAAATCAACCAACGAATTGTAAATGAGCAACAAGCGAAGGCTGCACAAGCTAATTTGATCACGGTACAGGCTAATGCCGAGTCTGCGGTCGCTAAGGCTAAGGGTGAAGCTGATGCAAATACGTTGCTAGCGCAATCGATCAAGTCTAGCCCAGGACTTATACAGTTGCGTGCAATTGAAGCCTGGAAGGACACTGGCGGAAAGATGCCTACTTATGTAGGTGCTGGTGCTGAAATTCCGGTTGTTGGGAAGATGCTCAAGGGCGAATAATGCTACACAAGCAGCACGCATTAATTGTTGCAGGGCTTGTATTTGTTGTGGCGCTTGGCGGGTGCAAACCTGCTAGCGTTACTACAATTAATAAAGAGGCATCTGCATCTGCTAGTGGAATCCCTGCTGATTTCAAATTGGCTAATCCGTGTCCACCCGGAGTGCCGTCTGTATACCAACGACCAGATGGCGCATACGTAGTACGTAACGGTGAAGATAACCAAAACTTCATCGTTATCACTCAAACCCCAGAAGAATTTTGTTCTTCTTTTCAAAAGGCAACACCGAATGAAACACCAGAAGTATCTTCAACTCCTAACTAGTCTGACCGCAGTGAGTGTAGCACTAGTGTTATGCTCAGGTTGTCGTAAATTAACTCCGGCTGAAATGGCAGCAGAGGGTATTACCGCATCTAGCTCTACCTCTCCCGTAGTCGATCCTGAATTAGCCAACCAACCTATTGTTGATGGTTCTCCGGTTGCTCCATGGAAAGAAGTTAGGAAATGTTCGGACAGTGATACTGTGTATAAGCTATCAAATGGTGTGTTGGCTACTTGGGTAGAAAAGGTGGGACAACCGAATGGCGGACACTGGGATTTGTTAGACGATGGTATTACCGCAGATGCTTATTGTTCTACATCTAAGGATACATCCAAAGATGCAGCTGGCTAACTTTTGATTGCTTATTGAACCATAATCCTCTATAATAATTAAATGAAGCAATTCCTGATACCAGAACTACTAGCTCTTAGAGATGAATTCCATAATAGAGGATTCTCTATCAGGCTTGTGGGAGGGTGTGTCAGGGATTACCTTTTAGGAGAAACACCAAAAGATATTGATCTAGCCACTGATGCTACTCCATTAGACATGATGGAAATGGGTACAGGATTGTTTGCTGTTCATCCAACAGGATTTGCACACGGCACTTGTACATTCGTATATAATCGCGAACAAACCTTCGAAGTAACAACTTTACGGCTTGACCATGACACAACTGACGGCAGGCATGCAGAGGTAGAATATGTAAAGTCGTTTGAGGAGGATTGTTCTCGCCGAGATTTCACTATTAATGCAATGTCTATGGATTTCGATGGAACTGTCTATGATTATTTTGGTGGAAAGGAAGACTTGCTTGGCTCTTCAGAAGTCAAACTTAGGTTTGTAGGAGATATAGAAGCTCGCATTCGTGAAGATTATCTGCGAATACTAAGGTATTTTAGATTTGCAGCCAGGTTTTCAGCCGCAATGTCTCCACGCGATCTTCGCGTAATCGAATATAATCGTTCTGGTCTAAAGAATATCTCATATGAGCGTATCTGGGCTGAGATGAAGAAACTATTCGAAGCTCCTGATAGAGTATGGGCATTCAAGTGCATGAGATCATGCCATGTGGATACACAAATTGGATTACCGCGCCCGGATGGCTTTTCCTCATATAAATTAAATGCAGCAGATTGCGGTGAAGCCGCTATATCACTATTTTTCTTTGATATAGCAGAAGTAGAATCATTTTGCCAACTATGGAAAATGTCTAACCTTGAGAAAAACAAGATTGTCTGGTTAGTCAAAAATCAAGAAGTTATTGCCAGCAACGTTTATATTGAAAACTTTTTGACGGTAGATCGTGTGCCTAAAGATTGGATAGTATCCTGGGCTTTGCTGCAAGACTTCGATCCAGTCTATGTAGAAACGTTTGTTCCGCCAGTCTTTCCGGTTACCGGGCAAGACATGTTAGATATTGGTTTCGCAGCTAGCAAAGAGCTTGGACAAAAATTATCTGAGCTAAAGACATTGTGGGTGAATTCTAGGTTTGCTCTAAATAGAGAAGAACTATTAGGAATACTAAAACATAATGACTAAGATGTACCATACTGCTGATGAAGATTCCACTGTTGTTAAGGATGCTCCCAAGGCTAAGGTAATCAATTCAGACGCTAAGAAAGTTTCCGAGATGGAACGTAAGTTTTCTGAATTACAGGAAATAGTTAGAAAGCAAAATACTGAAATTACAGATTTGAAAAGACAATATACTAGACAACGGTCAGAAATTGCTAATTTGTCAAATCATGTAGCTAGGCTTGCTATGAAACTTGCGTGATGAATATGGATGAACGGGAAACATGGCATCTTTACGGTGATCCAGCTGGACAGGATATTGAATGGTTGAGGGCTTCGGGTTATGATATCGAGGTTAGTGGACCTATATCTGTTTGGGTTCTCTTAGCAGATGGTCACCGCCAAAAATTACCTGAGGGTACTACGTCGATTACAGTTTTTGTCACCGAAGGAAAAGATGATTTGTTCTTGCGATTGAAGTTTGGCGAAAAGATTAGAAAGACCTCAGAGGCATGTGTTGACGGTTCAGTTTGGGTAGCAGGATTAGAGAATTGGGAATTTTAGCCTGACGAGGCTAAAAGAATAAATAGAATCATACACAGGATGAGCTTGTGTATCTTAGCGGAATTAAAATTTGGGTGCTTATTCCGCGCACCGTTGTCAAAAGGAAAGACCATGACTATGTATAATAATAAGCTAGCCGCAGCTATAAAAATCAACGGCAAAGTTCTAAGAGAATTTAAGGATACAGTATATGTTCCATATGGATCAGAGTATTCGGTTCTAATTAAAAATATCAATACCGTACGAGTTGTTGCTAACGTGTTTATCGACGGCAAAAACGTTGTGCCGGGTGGACTGATTCTAAATGCCGGCCAAGAAATAGACCTGGAACGTAGTATCGTTAACGGTAATCTGACTGCAGGTAATAAGTTCAAATTTATTGAACGTACTAGCGCAATCGAGGATCATCGTGGAATCAAGCTAGAAGATGGTTTGGTAAGAATTGAATACAATTTTGAGCAACCTCAGCTTGCTGTGGTTAGTACGTGGCCTTATAGCTATCCTTATGATCGCTATCCTTATGATCGCTATACAACTTACGGCTCAATAAACAATATTTGTTCAGGTGCAATAGGACAAAATAGTGTCCAAGCGGTTAACAATGCAGTAACATCAACCGCATCGGGCGCACTACGATCTACTTTGGCATCGCCGACTCAGACCGAAACCGGTATTACAGTTGCCGGAAGCAAAAGTGAACAGAAGTTTGTGACAGGTAGTTGGTTCC